TCAAAGTGTTATTTGTAGTGGTCCTAAAATCATACGCCCTGGTTTCTTTGGAAGCACAGTAAATGGTCCCACAATTAAATCACTGGAAAGCGAGTCCTTAAATACAACTCCGGCAACTCTAATTGTTTCACCTGTTGCTGTAAGATCAAAGTTATATAAAGAACTGGCTGTGCTAACTTTATAAATTGTTAAGCTGTCACGATTCAATTGTGTGTAATCACCAAAATCAACCAGCGGACATTTATTAATATCTGTTCCTTTCCACACAAGTAAATAAGCTGAATCAACCGGCTCTGTTATTGTGTATGGCTGTGTTAGATGCACCGGCTGAGCCATACAGCTGATTACACCAAACACAAACAACATCATAAAGAACACAAATATCTTTTTCATAACTAATCCTTTCTTTTTATTTGTTTAATTCTAACTGCTTCTTTTAATCTGCTAACTTCTAACTGAGCATCGAGTGCTAAATGCAAAGCAGAAATAGGTTCTAACATTTCAAGCTCTGCAATTGCAGTAAGCTTTGCTTCAAGTGAGCATCTAATGTTCTCATCCTGATCAACCTTGCCTTTAGTTCGAAACTTAAGAATAACCATCTCAGTTATTTTTTTTCTGAGACTTCTTCTTCTTTGAATTCTATAAAACCACTATTTACATCAACCGTTAAAATATCTTCAGGTTTTCTGCTTACCTTTTTGCAAAAATCATTTATAAAATTTTGTCTCTCATTCTGTAGTTGTGTTATCTGCAATCCCAGATTTTGTTCTCTAAGAACATTATTCTGTAATGATAATTTTTCCTCGTTTGAAAAGTTTAAGCGTGACATTGTATCTCCTTTTTTTTAGTCTAAATAGTTTTCCACTGTGGTATGCCTTGATTATTTATTTCATAACAAATGTTTACTGAATTGTCCGATGTTTTTATATAAACATCACCAAGAGAAACGCTGGCCGTTGGAGCCGCAGCTAACCGGCCATGAAAACGAACTAATGGTTTACCGGCAACCCTGAGATCTGCTGCTTGTATCTCTACACCAAGCGAACTAAATCTTAAGTAGTTATCTGGCGCATTGTAAACTTCTAATCCGGTTGGTGTTATATAAGTGAAGTACTTGTTATAACCATTAATTGCAAAGTTGCTAAGCATCATTGAAAATGGTGAATACTCTCCCAGCTGAGAGCCGCCATTAAAAACAAAATTTAATTCTATATAAGATGTTCCGGATATAACAGGAAAGGTTGCTGTAATTCCATTTGAGCCGGTTCTATCAAAAATATTATTCGCTCCATAATTAACCGGATCATCAGGCACGCTGATATTATCTTCTAATCTCTGCTGATAAATAAGACTGTTTGAACTGTTATAGTAATTTAGAAATACTGAGTAGCTGCCGCCATGCTCAGAATAATTTTGAAAGTAATCCTGGAACTTTAATAAATATTCAAACTTTAGTGTCTTACCCATTACCAGCTTTATATTATCCAAACGATGAGAAATCCATAAAGACCAGGTTTCAATGTTTGTTAACTCACCAATAATAATTGTATTAACCTGACTAACCTGTGTGAATATCCAATATGGATTATAAGTTGTTATCTCACCAACATAATAATTAGATGCTGCATTCTGATACCACTTGGTTGAATCTGTATATGGTGAGCTGGAATCAAAATCAGAACTGTCTAAACCCGAATAACCAATATGATCTATTGTTGTATTGTTTGGCCCGTAACTAAATGCACTTGTGTTATAAGTAAAATCACCAACCTTTACATAATCAACAGACGATTGTGAAATAACTAAACCCTTATCCGATGAATTTATACTGAGCCTTACATTGCCATTGTAAAATTTTTCAGTATCAAAAGTCCATCCTGCAATTTTGTTGGTAGATCCAAGTTCAAAAATATTTGAAGAGCCGCTCTTGCCGATTATACCCCACGTGCTTCCGTTAAAACCGATCGAGATTGTATCGTTACCAACCCACACTGCTGAAGCTGTTGCATTCTTTCTTACAACTATTCCATAATCACTTAATGCGATATTTGGATTTTGTATTGTTCCGCCAAACCCGCCTTTGATAGCCCACATTCCATATCCGGTGGTTAATACTGGTGTGCTTCCATCTGTCTTTTGATAGATAGTTGAAAGTGAACCCTCTTCAATTTGTAATCCGTGAAACTGATAATTATAAGTTGCAGAGTAAGTTAACTCCAGTACTGCTCTCGGATAGTTTTCGCTGGTCGGATCGTTAGGACAATTAAAAACTAATGAAACTCTTTTCCATTCAGTTGTAATGTTAACAACCTGTGTTCCAAGATCAGTTTGATTAGTTGGATAAAAATATTTGTAGAATGTATGATTGCCTGCCAATGCTGCATTACTAACACGAACCCAGAATGAAATAACCCACGTTTTATTTTCATATGCACCAGCAGCAACCCAGCTTCTTGTTGTATCACCGTGAATTATCGCATAAACATTTCCGGATGAGTTTGATTTTCTTATTGTGCTTACTAAACCAGTGCTGCCACCCGGAGTTTGTGTTGATGTGGTGCCAACAACAAAATTTGAATTTCCAGTCCACGCCCATAATGGATAACCAGTTGTTCCGGCATCAACTCCTTCAGAAATTTTTGCATAATTTTTTTGTATCCTGCCGGCATAAAAAACAGGATCAAAACCATAAGCATCACCTGCAGAAATAGTTCCCCATATATTTGCATTGCCGGCTAAGTAAGCATTTTGAGTGTATAATCCATATCCGTTTAATTCACCAAAAGGAGTAGAAGACATTCCTGTTAATTTTCCTAAGCGTGCTTTAATCTTTGTTGGACTAGTCCAGGCTGCCCAGTTATTAACATCATTTGTAATATCAATGTATGGTGCATTGCTGTCATCAGAAGTTAAATAAACAGCACCTTGCCTGTTAGAATAATTTGTTGAATCTGTATTTCCGATTCTTACAACAACATCACCAGGTTCAATTATTCCGGTTGCTGTTGGCCCGTCTGCAAGGTTCTGAATATAAACAGTAGTGTTGGATACGCTGGTAACTTCTTTTACAATTCGCTTTACAATTGTAGTGCTGTCTAATCTTACTCGTTGAATAAGTAAAATATCACCTGCAGCAAAAGGTGCAATGTTATGACCGTACGGATCTTCAACAATGATGCTTCCCGGGTCACCAGTTACATAGGCTTTTACTTTTGCAGAACTTGTTACAAATAATGATCCGTTAGTTGCTCTTATTTGATTGATAACAAGTTCAAAAACATTTAATGTGCCCCTTACCCAAATGTTATCAATCTCAAGTGTGCTTTCTGAATTATTTGTAATTCCATAATCAAGCCGCCAACCTGATCCAGTCCATCCACTGGTAAAATTATTATAAAGCGAGTAATTACCTGAGTGTTTAAAATGACCTTCAAGATTAAACTTTTCTGTTAGTGTAGAAATATTGATGCCAACATTCCCGTTAGTATCTATTCTTAATCGTTCTATATTTCCTGCACCTGTTTGAAAAATATAATTTCCGGATGGAACTCTAAAGTATAATCCTCCCGTGCCTGTTAAAAATGAGGAGGTAGCATTGGTATGAATTGAAAAAGACTTACTATCTCCGTCAGCATTCACATATAAAGTGCTTGATTGACCCGTTGCTCCTTTTACATAAAAATTTGTAGTAGTTAACTCATTTAATATTTGTGCATTGCCTCTTACATCAAGTTTATATCCAGGTAGTTGGGTACCGATTCCAACATTGTTTGCAACATAAAGATTATTTTTTACATCTATAGTTCCGTTGTTATACAGAATAATCTTTTCTGTATTATTAGAATCTTTAACCTTGAAGTCAAACCATGTCGTTGTTGGAGTACCTTTGCTAACGAGAGGCTGCATCCTTGTTTCGCAATTTCTTGAAACCCAATAGTTTAATCCGGAAACCCAGCAATCACTGTCTGCTCGTGCAGTAATGTTGATTTCTATTTCTGAACAGAAATAATCACTCCCTCCCATATCGATTTCAAAAACTCTACCATAACTACCATCAGGGGAAATGTTAATGCCTGTTTTTAAATCACGCCACTCGAATGTACTACCAGCATTTTTTGTTCGTAGTCTTGCAGTGCAACCCTCGGGGTAACTCGTTCCATAAGTATGTATGTATATTTTTCCACCGTAGGCATAAGTAAATCCATTTATTGAATCAAACTCACCCTTACTAATGAGATTAATATGTATGGTAGCAGTTGTATTCGCTAATATTGTAAATGCTACAGTCTCATAATCTCCATCTGCTAAATTGTCTAAGCCCCAATTATATTGATGCCCTGAAAGAGTTAAATCAAACCTTCTATTCATTGCATAGAAAAGATCATTTGTATTATAGGATTTAAATAATAACTGTCCGAATGGAGCATCAGTTAAGGAAAGAGGTAATGTTGTAATTAATCCTTTAAATGTTGGTATGCTCGAAGTTGCAATATCCTGAACCGTATTTAACAGGTTAGAAGATAGCCTGAGGTTTGTGCTGTTGTATCCAAGCGATAAAGTAATATTGCTCAGTAAATTGCTTCCACCGGTTAATGGATAATTTGTTGAGATTGTTCTGCCTGCTCTTACAGCATTGCCGGCATTTTCCGGATCACCGGATAAATTTATTTGTGCAAATGTTGGTATGTCTGTTGTCTTTATTCCCTGTGCTGTATCAAGCTGATTTGAAGTTATCTTTAAATTATTTGTATATGCAAGAGAAACAATTCCACCTGAAACAACTAAAGGTATATTAAACGCATAACTAACACCGCTTCCGCCACCGGTTGTGCCTGATGTTGAACCGGATACTGTTGAACTTGCAGAATCTTCAGGCGAACCAACAACAATACTTCTTAGATCATAATCGTGTCCTGTTATTTCAACCGGCTCTAATGTTACTGTTCTCTCAGCACAATCAAATTCAAGTGATGTAAAAAAAGTATCATCAGATAAAATTTCTAAAAGATCAATAAGTTCCCAGTTAATCGTGTTATCATCCAGGTCAAGTGTCAAATCAAAAGCCGAATGTCTAAGCCCATAAAAATTTAATATCGAAAGTGCTTCACTTGCAGCGTGTGCATCAATCTCTGCCTGCGTATCCATATCATCAGAGCTTGCAAGTATATCTTTTGTAATTGAGTTTTTAGGTTTTATTTTATCAGCTGCAGAAAATCCTGAAGGCTGCTTTGTCATCTCACTGTAGCCAATAAGATTTTTTCCGGTTTCAGGGTCAAGCACCCAGCTCTGCACCGTAACTTCAACACCATCAACAAGTTTATCCCAAAAATATCTTTTTTCCGGTCCCGATATTATTTTTGTTGTTCCTATGGTTCTAACTGTACCGCTGGTAGCTAAGTGAGCTTTACTCTGTACAATGCAGTTACCGGTTTTATCAATAAAGACATAACTCTTAAAAGTATCTGCAAGCATTTTAACCGCATCTAAAGGTGTTCGGTTAAAAGGATCTGCGCTCATTGTTTGGCGCCAGTAAGAATACGGAATATTAAAAGTTGTTACACCTCTAAAGGTTACTGTTATATCCGGCCACGCTTTTATAATTAATCTTTTTAATATTATTTCTCCCTTAAACGATGTAAGTATATAAACCCATCTTGAAATAGTGGAGTTGTACACGTAGCTTATGTTTGATACTGTTTCTCCCAGGTATTCATCATCATAAAATTTTAACTTGATGTCTGAATCATCAGACAGGTAGCAGTCTGTATCTGTTAAATAATATGTAGCTGCTAAATTATCTGTATCATTTGCAGCAATAATTATTGTATCGTTTTCACCAGGATAACTTGCATCATCAAAATACTGCTGTACTGCAAGTGCATAAAGATTTCCGTTTACGCTGTCTTCTTTTACTAATATTTGTCCCGCTGTTAAAAAAGCATCTGCACTAATATCAATATGTACAGGTGTAAATGATGGTGATAAATGTTTGAATACATCAATGCGTATAAAATTCATTATGGGCGGAGTAGGGCCGGTATCAAACTGTATAACAATAGAATAATATTCGCCTGCAGCCCAGTTTAATGCAGGCATGCTTGTTGGCCTGTTTTCCCAAAATGTTTTTAATGTTCTTAAGCCTGTGTTTTGTAAAATATTTAATGCACTCAATTTATCAACTATGTCAAAGCTTACAGCTTTTGCATAATCAGGCCAGCGTAATGTTGAAAAATCTGCCATTCCCTCAAATAGCTGTACATAAGTTTTATCGCTCTTTGGTGCTGATATTCTGAAAACATATCTCTGCTTAACTGATAGATCTGCTGAGAACGCAGTATGTACCGGTGAGCCCGAAGCATATTTTAATTTTACATTTGCAACATCAAAAACAATTGCACCGGCTTCACCATCATTTTCGCTTTCAACTTTTTTGCTGATAACTGGCGGCTCTAATAAATAGGTGCTCCAATCCTGCCAGCTTCCGGATGGGTAATCTTTAAATTCTATTTTAATAGGATACAGCATTTATAAAATTACAGTCTGGATTTATTGTTAAGATATTTTCCCCTTGCGTTTATCTTCTTTGCTTGCTTATCATCAAGAAAGGCTCGAGCTGATATTCCATCATCAAGATGTTTATTAAGCTTGTTTAACGCTGCTTTAATGTCTCCATAATCAGCAGTTAATCCAAGACTTCCACTTGAGCTTCCTCTTGAGCTTCTCAGCTCATCACGCAGCGTCATCATCGTCATTGTAATAAGTTTTGATTGGCCTGAAGCGTAATCCTGGAAAGGTGCAATAATCTCTGGTCCCTCTTCGCCAACAACAGCTCCGCCTTTTTTATAACCTGGTAATTTCTGTTGCGATATAACTGCCACGTTTGCAAGCCCACCTGCTATAACAGCGGCCATTAAAGGCCAGCCAAAAATTGGCCCCAAACCCACCGGCGGTTCTTTTAGCGCGGAAGTTGCTGCGCTGTAAGTAGACATAGTGGTGTTTGCTATATCTCCAGCCTGTTTAAGCGTAAACCAAATGCCAAGTTTTTCAGCCGCCCTTTTATTGGCAGCATCCTCAAGTTGTGCTTGTTTTCTATCAAATTGCTCGTTTATTTTTTCGCGCTGTGCTTGTGTTCTTGCGTGCTTAAGTGCAGCTTCACGCTCAGCTTCAAGTTTTTTATCTTCTTTATCTCGCCAGCCAGCAATTTCCCTGCTGGCATTAATACTAAATGCCTCATAAGCAGTATTAAGTGAGTTTTGCCAAGCAGAGGTTATTTGGCTATACGTACTAATTTTTTCCATTAATATCTTTTTATCGCGCTCCCTTATCTTTCGAGCATAATATTCTTCTATTAAATCTTTTGCTTTTTCAAACTGTTCTTTCGATATTAATTCCTGAGTATAAGCTTCTTCATAAGCATTAACCTCATCAAACATTTTTTGTTCATAATTTTCTTTTGCCCCTTCACGATAGGTACTGTCTATCTTTGCGTATTTATCTGCCCAATCTTTTTTCTGATCTTCTAAATCCTTATAATATTTTTCAAAATCTTTTTTATCCGGTGGCTTTATTAAACCATTAACACCATTGATCTCTAAACCTCTGGGTTTTAGATTTTCACTTAAAAGTTTTTCTTCTTCTTCACGTATATGTTTTTTAATCTCAAGTTCTTTTTCAGCAATTGCATAATTTATTTCTGTTACATCTTGTCCATATTTTAAATAAAAACTTTTCTTTTCTTCAAGCAGTTGTTTTTCTTTTGATAGTATGATTAAATTGTGATTAGTTGTAAGCTTGAGCATATTAATTTCGTGCTCTTGCTGTTTATCAAAAGTTTCAGCAAATTTTTTATCATCCTTGCCTTTACCACTAAGCCTATCAAGTGTTTTTGAATCAGACTCAATCCATTCAGATAAAATTCTTCTTGCATCTTCAAGTGAAGTTGCTTGCTGTACAATCTCTTTATAATTATCAGCAGTTAACGATCTTCTTTTTTCTTCATTTACATTAATTTTTAATCCCAAATCAACTTCATCACCGAGTACAGATTTTCTTTTATAGAGCATTTCCAATTCTTTAGTTAATTGATTAGCCCTATTTATTTCATCTTCTGTCAGTTTATTATTTGTGGTTACTCTTGTACTGCCTTCACCAATTGTAAATGCAGGCAATTGGCCTTTGAGTTGTATTTTAGATAATTCATCTGATCTCTCATTAATCATTTGATCAATCGATAACTTTGTCATGCTTTTTAATTGATCGTTAAATTTCTTTAAACCATCTTCTGCCGCCGTTTTACTTTTTTCATTAATCTTTTCAAAGATCGTAGGAAGAACTGTTAATGCAAACATCAATGCATTAGCACTTAAAACCATTTTCATTGATGCATCCATACTGTTTTTTAAGAATGCACCCATACTCATATTTGCAGTTTTTGCTTCCTGACTAACCTGTGCTAAACCCTGCACAATAAATGGAATGTTATTACCGATTGACATTAAGAACATTCTAAAATCAACTGCAATCATTGATGCATCACCAAGAGCAAAACCAAACTGTCCAACTGCCATTCGTGCGCTGTTGCTGGCGCCTGTAAAAGCTCTCTGTTGTGCAATTGTTCTTTGATATGCATTTGATAAGTTTTCTATTGCCTGTCCGTGTGTTCTCCATTGTGCGCTGCCAACAGATAAAACTCTTTGTTCTTCTCTAAGTGTATTTATTACGGATTGGATTTCAGGTTCGGTCATTTCGTTGTACCGGATAAAATCCATTATGCCGGTGGTGGCTTCTTCAGCTGATGCATTTACCAATAGCAGATCTTTGGCAAATTGTTTTAGTATCGGTCTATCCTGGATTTTATTTATGGAAGCATTAAGATCTTCAAAATCTTTTTTTGCTATCTGCACAGTAGCAGTTGCTTCTTTTCCATCAATCACTAACTTAAACGTAAGTATCTGATTCTCGTTTGCCATTATAGTATCCAGAAAGTTAGTGTAAAGATTAAACCGTGATAAGTGTATGCAAGTATTGTTAAACCAATTACTGCAAGTGTTTTATTATAATTAGGTCTGTCTGCAGTTAATGGTTCAGTTTCAGGATCAAGTGGTTTGAAATGCAACTCAACAACCAACAATGCAGCAATGCATAACAATGCAACAATTCTAATGGCATCAAAACAATGCCAGCCATCGCTGACAAAAGAAAAAATACTTTCCTCTAACCAGGTGCGGTTATTCCACGCAAAGTTTCCTTCAGCAAACCACCAATCATTTTTAAATGGAAAAGTATCTTTGTGGAATTTTATGGAGTCACAAAATCCTTTTGCGATTGCTGAGATAGTTATTAAAGCAACTAATACTTTAACCATCTTGAAACTTCTATCCTTGAAGGTTTGCCTGCTGTTGGTGTGCTGCCAAATTTGTAATAGATCTTGTCTATAGTTAGAGGAACAGACATTCCTTCACCGCCGGTTCTTACAAATGTTGCGCTATCCGGAAAGGCAGGGCTTAAGCTGATAAACATTGTATCGGTTGCGGCAGCATCATTTATTATTGTGATGTTTGCGCTTGTAAATCCGAACACAACACTATCAACTCCGGCAGAGCTGATGCTGTTCTTTGTAAGTACATTGGCTGTTGTTTGTGCGCTTAAGTTAATTGCACTTACTGCAGCAAATATTAAACTGAATAAAAGTAATTTTTTCATTTTTAATTTCTCCGATTAATTTTTACCACGTTACTTCGTTTAGGGCTACACGCTTCCAGGTGTTGGTAGCTACACAAATGTAAATGTAATCTGTTGTTATTCTTATTTCTCCAACTGTGCCTGTACTTGTACTGGTTGCGGGTGCTGTGTTTAGTGCGGAAAGTTTATATTGTGTTGACTTAATCGTACCATTGACTTCTAATTTCTCTGTTGTAGTCGTTACTCCTATTCCAACATTACCGTTATCCATAATTGTCATCCGGATCCCTCTTGTCGTGCCTAGTGTAGTTTGAAATTGTATAGAACAACTTCTATTCGACGAGCTCCAATTAGCCGTTGAAACAACACCTACAATACCTCTATTTGTTATCCAACCTGTACCGTCCCACCCTCCTGCACCAAAAGTAAATAAGTTATCTCCTGATAAAACAGCAGTTGGGTTGGTATAACTGCCTCTTGATTTTAGTCCTAAAAAACTTACCGCATTTGTATTGTTAGAAGAAGAAGTCATAAATAAAGCTCTATCATTACTTCTAATATCTAAGATTCCTTGAGGGTCTCCTGTACCTATTCCTACTTCTCCATTGTTACTAATAAATAATACTGTATCAGGGTCTCCATCAGGGGCTTTCAAACCTTTTGGAAATACTCCAGCTATAGTAGTGTCCAAATCTTGCAGAGAATAATTACTGCTATATATTCTGTTTACTTTGAAGTATTCTTGGGAAAATACAAGAGTATTTAGTAGACAAAATATCATTATAATTATATTTTTCATTTTAGTTCGCTCCTAAAAAAACATTACTTTTTTTTCTATTTACTTTGATAACACTCCCGTGATCAGCGTTAATATTAAAATCAATTATTGTACTCCAATTTCCATCTAATTTAATTGATTCACTGTATCCAAATCCTTGTGCTGCTCCATAAGGTGTTCTAACATCCAAATACAGCAGATAACCATAATTTGTTTTATGAATATTTTGTCCTTCAATTTCCCCACTCCAACCGCCAGACCAAGAGCCTATTTTGATCGGTGTATATTGACCTGTGAGTGTAGTTGAAGTAGCAAGCTCTATCTGATAAGGGGACTCGTTTAACTTGTAATACATGTAATATAAATCGTGCTCTTTGATTATATCTGAATCAATAATATTTGTTTTACCTGTAACTGTTATTTTTACCGGGAGCTTAAATGAATTAAAATTTATATTATTGGCCTCTAATAAATATGTCTGCATATCTGAAGCATTAGAAGTAAGGGATGCGGATACTATTATGTAATACTTTCCATCTTCTATATACCATTCAGGAGCAAAAGTACGCTGTATTCCTAGTCCTGATAAGTGTATATCTGCGACTTCATACCAATTATTTAAGTCTATCGATTTTATTATTGAGAAAAAATTTGTTCCAGTCACCCATGCTTGCCTTGTATATGCCACAAAAAATGTATCATTGACTTGTAAAATTGATGGGTCTCTAAAATTCCAGTTAGGGTTATAGACACCTCCTAAGTCTGTCCAATTTTTACCGTCGTCAGAAATTGCAATTCTTAGATATTCAACATTTACTGTGTCATCCCAATCAAGATAACCTCCTGATATTCTTTTAGAATTAAAGTAACTTAATACATATAAATCTGGCAATACTTCTATAGGATGTTCATCCATACTCAAAGAAATATTATTATGACTTAGTGTATAGCCGGATTTTCCGAAATAACTCTGGGAATAAGTATCACCGGATATAAAGGTTAATATTAGTATTGTGATAAGTGTTAAGTTTTTCATTTTTCCTCTTCCAGGTATTCTATATATGCTATGTGTTCAAGTAGTTTGTTTAAGTCGTTAACTTTGTTTTGATAGTAGTAATCATTAACCAATCGTTCACTTGCTTTTCTAATTTGCTTTGCTCTTCCAGGATCACCCTCGCTTAAATACATTACCATCAATTCATTGTTTGTAAGCTTAAGCTTACTGTTAAAAAGTTCGGTCTTGTATCCCTTTATCTTTTCATATTTTTTTATTGCTTTGTTAGTTTCTCTATTAACTCTGCTGATTCTTTTGAGATAGCGCTGCCTTTCTTCACTCTTGATATAAAAAAAAACATAAACACTTTTACTTGCACGCTCTCTTTAATTTTTCCAAAGTTGAAATCTGCAGGTACCGGTCTGCCATCAACCGGCTCAAGTACAATTGATAAAAACCTTTTAATGTCTTTTGCACTTGCGGAGGCCACAACAGTTGAGTTACCGGGAGAGAAAAAAAGATTAAGCAGCTTTCCGGCTTCTTCAGATTCATCAAGATCGAGATCTTCTTTTAATCTGAAATCAACTTCGCCTATCTTAAATACCTGGTCTTTTAATAAATCAATTTTCATTTGTGTTTTAATTATTTTTTGTAGAAATGAAGCCCCGACATAATCGGGGCTGTTAAAGCTTTATTATCAAACACTATAATGCGTCGCGTGCCTTACGGTACAAGAACATCCGATCACCTTGCGTGATTGAACTCTCTGATCTTTTGTAAATATTATTTGGTAATTCTTGGTTTTCATCTTTTGTGATTAAGTCTGACACGACTATAAATTTCAACTCGTTTTGTTCAACCTTAATAATCAGGTGATCAGCATTTACTAACTGGTCAGTGATTATCATTGGGTTTTCTTCTGCAACGAAACAGCACGTTGCTTTCTGCAATCCAGGGGGAGAATTGCTGAAAGCAAAAACCGGCAGGATTATTGCCATCAACAAGATGATCAATCCTGCATATACGATTCCTTTCATTGTAACTCCTGTAAATAAGTTGTTTGTAAGTGACAGCTATTTGCTGCCGTTAGTTCTCTTGTCTTTTGAGAGCGATTTAATTTCACCATCCAGCACTATGCGTTTTTTGCCAAGAGTAACAAGCGTATATTTTTTGCCGGCATATTTTTCAAAATCATCTGCAGGAATTGCAGCTGCGTAACCACCTTCAACCTGCTTCAATCCGCCAATCCTGGTTGATGCATAAAATATTTCTTTCGGAAATTCTTTTTCGCCTTCTTTTACTTTGTCAAAAATTCTAAAGGCTGCATCCTGGTTGTTGTCTTCACAACTTATTATTATTCCAACCGGTGGTTTTACTTCTTCAACTTTTTTTGTTTCTTCATTTTTCATTTAACTATTTCCTAAATTAATTTTTAATACTACCTCACCTTCAATCCCTCTCCTTACTAAGGAGAGGGAAACAGGGAGAGGTTAGAATCCTACTTTCATTGTTCCGCCTTTTGCACCTTCGTCTGTTGCATCACCACCATAAGTTGCACCATACAAAAATGCTATATCATACTTCATTACTTTACGCTGGAATTTTAATGTGAGTGCTCTGTCATCATCATCATCATCATATTCATCATTAAGAGTTAATACGCCGCTGTTAAAATCCCAAGCATCATAAAACGAACTTTCATTTCCTTCTTTCATATAAATAGAAGGGGATTGAGTTTTGTTTAGTATTTCAATTTGTTTTGCTACAGAAGCATTTTTGAATTTTAAAGTCAAATCAAACATTAAATAAGTCACCGAAGTCATATTAGGTTCTTCAAGCTTTTTATTAACTGTTTTTATTGAATAGGTTCTACTTTCAAGTTCATTTCTTGTTAGAATAGAAGTGGCTTTCGGAGCTTCGAATGCAATAAAATAAGGTTTACGCAATTTAGATTCATCTTCACCACGCGGATGAGTTATTTCAGCAAATGTAACCGGCGTTGCTGAATCTGCACTGTCAACAAGAGCTTGTCCAACAGTCCAAGGTAAGGCAATTTCATAAGTCTTTTTCATTGTTCTGCCGTCAGAATTAAATAAGACTTCAAATTCAGTTCCCATGTTGTTTCCGGCATTAAATTTATAAACATCACCAGTTCCACCCAAAGTCTGTGGTACTGTTATAACCTGCAAATCAACATTACCATTCAGCCTTTCGATAGCAAGCTCAAGCATTTGCATTGTCGGTTGCATCGTTTCGCCTTGGAGATTAAAATTCATCATTCCACGCCACTGACCTTCTAAATAATCTTTCAAAGCCTTGTAATGCGAACGTTTCAAGCCTGCATTTTTCCTGATACCAAAAGCAATTGGATTTGTTGGTGTGGTAGCAAGTGTATCAAAGTCACACTCAACAATTTGCTTTAGTCCAGGATTACTTATTACTGCCATTTTATACCTCTTAAGTTTTTAATTTTCTCTAAGTTCTTTTTCGTAAAAATCCAGTGGCACACCGAATGAAGTTAAGTATTTCCATTCACCTGCAGTTTCATCTATCAATTCAGTTCTAACAGGATAAATTTTGCCTTCACTCTCAGGTCTTTTATTCCACACTTCAATTCCGCTTAATGCATCAACCGCCAGTTCACAATATTCCATTGGCAACATCGGCCATTTTTCTATCGCCTGATTTTGTATTGTGTGAAACTTTGCAACTGTTATAATCCCAACAAACGTATCATCTTTCATTATTAAAGATGGTCCGCTTATTCTTGGATCTTTAACATAATTTTTTCCATTAAACAAAATCCCAAATCCGCCTCGAGCGGATTTAGGTTTAAAGTCTTCAATCGTTGCTGCAAACTCAACAGATATTCTTTCTTTCTGATCGAGAGTTAAAACTTCTTCATTCAGCTTATCCTGCACAAGCTTGAACAAAGCTCTTGAGTTTGATATTACAATTGGATCTGCCATTATGGTTTTACTTTGTTAGCAGGAGTTCTTAAATGGAAAAATTCTAATAATGCTTTTATGAACTCCCAGGTTGATAAACCATTTGCTATTAGCATTGCTGTAAAGCCATAAATGAATATGTACCACCATTCAACTGCAACAAAGATTCCGTACTGGAAAAAGTATCCAATTGCACTGGTACCGATTGCTATAATTCCACTTACAACAATTGTAATAGTTTTATTGGTATTCAGTTTTGATTTTATTGCTGCAGTTACAAGCAGTACAAATCCGGCAAGTGCAGCAATAGATCCAAAGATGTCTAACGGATTAACAACTTCAACAACTTTATCCGGAACTGTTTGTGCAAACACCGGTAATGCAAATAATACAATCATCAAAACGATAAAACTTTTTAAGCGTAACATTTCTAACTCCTTTTATTTTTTATTATAGAATAATTCTGATGCATTAAATTCAAAGTTCAATCCAATCCCTGCATACACATCAAACTTTTTGTTAAACAAACCATAGCCTGCAGATAGGTTTGGACTGATAATAAATCGTTCCCAAAAACCTCTGCTCTGATAAACATAAATTGTATCGTAAGTTCTCGAATCAGTTCTTGTTTCTTTCCTGAAAGAAGTATGGTTTAACTTTAATAAATGGGCTGAGTTTGATGGCAATAAATTTGGACTTATAAAAGTAGATTTAACATCAAACAGATCTGTTACTGATCCGGAATCATCTTTAACAACAAACTGTGAATCAATTTCACTGATATAAGAAAACAAGCTGTCCTTGTTTCCCTCTCCTTCAAAAGGAGAGGGACTAAGGGTGAGGTTGTTTGATCTTAAACTCTTAATTATCGAACCGTAAACTTTTTCTAAACTATCTGTTAAAGCCTTTTTAATTACCGCAACCTGTTCAACAGAAAAAGTATTTTTAACTGTAGTAACTTCCTCAGTGGTATTGGTGGTAGTAGTTGTAGTAGAATGATTTACCTTTGAAGGTTTATTAAAAATAAAATATCCAACAACAACTAAAACAATTAGCGCAACTAAAATTCCAAGTATGTATTTAAGATTGTCTTTCATTCTACATTATACATTGTAAATTGTACATTGATCTCAGTTCCACATAATTTCTACACGCTTAAACCATCCTATCCATTTTTCATCAATAGGATTTCTTTCCATAAGGGTTAAGTAATGTTTAACCTGAAAACCATTTAATACATTTAAGACCATGTTTGCTGTGTTTTTCTTGATGCACACTTTTAATGCTTCAATAGTTTTAGCGCCCATAGATCCATCAACCTTTATATCCAGGTACATATCTTTTCTCTGGTTGCGATTAAGTATGTTGATAGTTCTTTGCAAGTACTCAACAGATCTTTTAACTCCCATATTTACCGCATTATCATATACTTCATTAGCAATTGCCTGGTTGCTTATCTTATCACCCTGGATTCCGTTCCATTCAATTTGTCTGTATGATTCTTTAACCAATCTCTGCAGCTCTTCATTAGCATCAAGACATTCAGGAAAATCTTTTCTTGCTTTCATCGAATCGATAATTATCCAGCCGGGCCATTCAGGATTAAATTTTCTGGCTCTGCCTCTGTACGTTTCACCGCCACGATCATCTTTATCATTATCATATCTTCCCTCAGCCTGGTCGGTAACATTAAAAGCAGTTTCAAAATCAGCCATTGCTTAACTCCACCGGTTCACCAAGTTTATATTTGAAGACAATTTTTAGAGCATACTTTATTCGTGCAAATAAGTTTTCTTCAGCTATGTTTTCAAAAAACTCTTTAAAATCGAATCGGGTTTTTTTATTTACTTCTTTGCGGATTTTTTTTGCCAGTTTATTGTTCATTAAAATTTATTCCACATATCTGTGTTAAAAACTTTATCACTTGCTGTTTTGTTTGTAGTTATTTCATTTGATAAGTTTTGCGGTTCTGCTGCAATGCCAAGATCTGCATTACCTTTAGAAATTTCTATTAACGATTTAACAGCTGCTTCTTTATCTTTTCTTACATCTTCAGGAACTTCACCGCGTCGTTTATAAATGTTGAACTTTGTAATGTCATCACTTATATCAATTACTCTTCTTGGTGTTGAAGCAAAAGGAAGAGTGTATCTTCCGATTAAATATGGATCAACTTCTGCCTGTGCTGCATCTGCTGCATCCTGAAATCTTACAACTACAAGATCTGCTGTATCATTAAGATCAATATCTTCTTCAGCTCTTACTTCATCATTAAGCAGCTGAATGAGGGTTCTCTCATCAATTTTCTTTTTTATTGTTACAAGTGTTGAGTATGACATATTCAATGTATAATGTATAATGAACAATGTACAATGAAGATCAATAGCTGTTTTAATTTTACATTGTACATTTTTAATTGTTAATTTTTAATTTCAAAAAAGGGTGCAAACCGTTTAGTGTACTTTAACCCGTCCTTCCTGTAGTATCTCTATTCTTTCCAGGATGTCATCAATTTCTAAACTACTTTGATGTAGCGACACGTAAGCTGCACCCATGAACCATCTTATATATTTTATAGGGTTTGTTGCGGAGACAGGACTTGAACCTGCAACCTTCGGGTTATGAGCCCAACGAGCTTCCATTTGCTCCACTCCGCTATTTTTATTTTCAATACTTAAAGAACTTTTCTCCCTTAGATTGAAACAGGCTGAGTGGGGGAGAGGACACTCAGCCCGTAATTAATAACAACCTTACTCAGGTTGTTAATAAACCTTTGCGTAAATGTTTGCTGCTGGCTCAAACGTTGAAGGCAACGGATGAGATTCAACTAACAAGTACAAGCCTGATGGATCTTTTTCAGTCCAATCTTTACTAAAGTATTCACCAACAACAGTTCCTGCATCAAGATCTTCCATCGCACCAAATAACAAACGATTGTCTGCACTTGTTGCAACAAGAGAAACGTAACCGTCAGGAATCAATAATTGATTTGAACCTGCTCCATCAACGTAAATTGCATCGTATGTGTAGTAATCAATTCCATCAATGCGTGCTACTTTCTTTGCGCCGGCTTCAAGCATTGCTGTGTCGGTCTGGATTGATCCTAAATCAATTTTGAGCTTATCCAAATACTTAACTACTTCATCAGCGGCCAAGAAATATTCCCAGGTGTTTGAATTCATAATTACAACCGTTGGTATTTTGCCGGATGCTTTACTTGCCAGCACCTGCCAGGCTCTCATATTCTTAAGCGGTTTGCAAGTTGTTGGTGCATCCCACTTCTCAGTTGAGGTTAAAGTTGGTTTATTGGCATTAGGCATTGAGAAGTTTATTGAGAAAGTTCCGACATCCTGAGCAACCGAATAAGAACCGGTTAATGCTTTTGCACAAAGGTACTCGATTGTTCTATCGATAGTATCCTTTAAATCTTTTTGCTCCATGGCCATCTTTTGCATTCTTGCATTCTGCACAGGGTCATTGCCAGCGGGTCCACCAGGAACAAAGATTGGTGCACCTGCTCCGCGAGTAAGAAATAGATCAGATGGTGTTAAAAATTTCTTTAATCTTAATTGAGGCGGTTCAACTAAGTTGGCTTTTGTTCCCAGGTTACCCATTACCTTTGCAGGATTTCCTCTTTTAACAAAAGGCGCAATTTTCTGTCCGCCAACAATCACATCAACCAAAACTTCTTTGGTTGCATGAGTTTCCTTTCTTTTGAACAGAAGATTTCTGATAAAAGAAGGAACAGGCTTCATTTGGTTAACAGCTTCAGACAAAGCCGCAAATCCAAAAGTGTTTATTGTTATAGCCATTACACTTTCCTTATTTATTTAACTGATAGTTTTTAATTACAATCTCTAAAGAACAGTCCGCCCGGAAGCGGACTTAAAAACAAACGTACTTATTAAAGAACCGAACCAATGAAAATTGCTGTGCCTTCAAAATCAACACCGGCTGCAGCATCGTATCCGGTAAGAGCAGCACTATTAAATTCGCCAGCAACAAAAGCAACTGCATTAACATCAGCACTTGTAGCATCAACATCTTCTGAAAGAACTGCAGCTGCAGTTTCACTTCCATCAACATTGTCATTATCATATGCTGTGTAATTACCGCTGCCTGCAGCAATTGTAATATCAAAGCCTTCACCAACAATGAAGTCCTGAGTTCCATCAGCAATTGAAAATTTAATTTGATTTGAGAAGGTTGCACCAACAGCAACATCACCAAGCACGTTTCCGTTTGGATCTGTTACTCTGAAAGTTCCGCCATTAGTAGCTGCTGTAATACATCTAACTGTGTAGATGCCAGCCTTTGCACCGGCTAATTTTGGTGTGGTTGCATCAAGTGTTAATGCTCCTGTGTTTGCTGCATTGCCGCCTGATTTAGCTGCAGAGGAAACTGCACCTTTGGTTATCTTTCCGAGTACTGTTCCTTTTACAAGAGAACCGGCGCCCGAAGCGATTGTTACAGGTTTTCTTACTCTTGGAAACTCTCCGGAGAATAATTGTACCTGGCTGCCATCTTGAGTTGTTACTAACTCCATAATAACTCCAATTTTAATTAATGATTTTTATTTGCTTCTAACTTTTTACTTTTATCTTTTTTCTTTGCGCCTACCTGTTAGCGTACTCTGCTATTTCTTTCCCGATCTTCTGAGCTTCTGATAAATTGGTTTGCTCAGCTGCTGTTCTATTAGATGCAAATTCATTTGTGTCAATTGCATCAGGAAGATTTTCGATCAATTCTTTTGCAAACTCATAAGCATCAAAATTTTCTTTCTTACCATCAGCTGCAGAAAACTCAAGAACACCTTTTTCTTTTTGTGCAGTTAAAAATCTTACTGCTCTGTCTTTTTTAGCAGGAAGGATTTTCTTTGCAATCTTTTCTGAACTGCAGAACTGCAAAACTTCTGCTGCAATTTTTTCTTGTTCAGATTTTGTAATTGTTGTTTGTGCAGATTGAAGTTCAACAACCTTTGAATCGTAATCAGTTTTTAATTTTTGATTCTCAGCATTTAAAGCTTCGATAGCAGCCTTAATGTTCGGATCAACTTTTGACAGATCAATTTTTGATAAGTCCATTACTTCCTCTTTCTTATTTTTTGAAAATGAATTTGTTACGTAAGGTGATGTTTTCTTTTCCCAGACTGCCGGTGCATTACCAACTTCATCAATTGCCCAGTTGTCTAAAATCTTGTTTGCTTTTTCAAGTCCGAATTCTTCTATGAAAAAATCTTTAATGTTTCTGAACATGCTTTTAATTGTGCGAAACGGATATGATGAAATTTCGATTTGTGCAAACTCTATCCTTTCATTGTCAACTTCAGCAAAGTGTGATTCATCATTTGGAAGCGGAGCCTGGAGAATGAACACTTCTAAGTTTTCATCTTTAAGTGCGGATGAAAATGAATAAGCACCAAGTCCATCAATAGCCGGATCAATTTCAGGAGGAAGAAAAGAAATGTCTAATAATTGTTTGTTGGCTTTTTTAATTGTCATCGATCGGCCGGGAAGCTCACCCTTATTAACTGCATTCTTAAAGTCTTCATTAACTTCTTTAGGTAATGCAAATAATAATTCACCAACTCTTTTTAATGAACTGATTTTTCCGAAACCAATCTTGTTGTATTTCGGATGTTCAATAACAAACTTTACATCTTCAGGATTTGTGTTGGCTACTACCTCATCAAGATATTTTTCATCTATCTTAACTTCATTACTGCTCTTGTCAGTCCACTTACCAACTTTACCTATTGCCATCCATTTGAATTTGCTCATTACATAATCCTTTTATTTGCATATTTAATAATTTGATGTAACTTCAAATCAGTGTTGCCACTTAAATTTTTATTGACGGTAGATATTGAAAGATTTAGTTCCCGGGCTATTTCATTCCGGTGGATGCCTGACTGTTTAATCTTGTATCTAATTACAGATAAAGAATCATCGGGTGTTATTTTGGCCGCCATTGGAGATACTAAAACCCGTATCATTCCTAACCCAAGTAATAAAACCACAAATCTTTTTATCATAAAAATTTCTAATAGTGTTTAATCTTTGGCTGTTAAACTAAAATTTGAGTGAATAAAAGTCTTTTAACATTGTTAATTGTTAAAAGATCAGTGGTTTCATACCTTCGCACAAAGCAAATTGTCTAAATAAGGAGTTCATTCAATGCAGCACTATGTAATCTCAATTCTTGCGATCTTGATGCAGACAACACAAGCAGTAGGAGGAGATAGTTATTTAATCCAGACAGCAATTGCTAACGGAGGTGTAGGAGCACTTTTATTTACTGTGTGGTTTATTACTCTTAAGTATTTGCAGAAGCAATTTTCTTTTGCACTTAAGCAAAACCAGGAGCAGTTTGATAAAGCGCTGCTACAGATAAAAGAGCAGCACAATGATAACCTTGCCGAACAAAGAAGAATTAATGACCGCCTGTTTGAAGTAATAAGAAAAGATGCAGAGTATAAAGAAATTTTAACAGGCGTACTTACCGAAATGAAAAACCAAATTTCTAAAGTTACAGATAGATAGGAGTTAATGATGCTTGAACGTGAACGTGCTATTGGTAAAAACGTAATACTGAAAAAACAAATTTATGAGCTTGGTATTAAAGCTCAATCTATGGTTAAAGAAATCCAGGATGAAGCTGAAACTTTTTTAAGCGATAAAGATTTTACTTCTATGGATTTTAGCAAGATTGAAACACTTGCCAAACAATTAAAATCCATCCAGTTAGAATATCAGGAAAAGGCAGCTGAGCTAATCCGCATCAGAGAAACTTATAATATAACGGATTAATACTATGGCACACGATCCGGTTTTAAAAGAAAAAGCAAAAGAGATGTTTGTGGTTAATGGTTTTTCTATGGATACCATTTGTACAATGCTTCCTGAAGTTTCCAGAAAGACTTTATATAACTGGCGTGATAAAGAAAACTGGGAAGCCCAGAGAAGAGAAAGAGTTGTTAAGGTTTCTAACAGAAGAGAACGTCTTGAAGAAATAGTTGACCGGCTGCTTGACGAATTAAATGTAACGTTAGATCCCAAATTAATTTTCTCACTTGGAAAAATTATTGCAGCTCTCAGAACATCTTCTACATTTGAATTTACTGATGAGAAAAAAGCCAAAGAAACTAATCAGGCTAAAGGCCTAACACCCGAGACTCTCGCTGAAATTGAGAAGAAAATTCTCAATTTATGAGGTGCAACAATGCTTATACCCGTTAATAGCTTGTTAATAAAAGACTTAACTCACTTTAAGGGCATTTTAACAGCCAATTTTTACCCGATTGATGCCTTATCAAAAAACCTGATTTCTTTTTTTTTGCGTCTAAAATGCTCTCTATTGAAAATTGATAGCACTAAGCCGTTGCACTCGGCTCCGCCTATTACAATAAAAATTAACGGGGGTACAACGATTTTTAACGGGGTACTGGCTTTATCGATTAGAAATCTCTTCCATTTTTTATTCACAATTAAAAAATCTTCAAAATGGCTAAGAATTATAAGTTTTTAAATTATCAGCGCGATTGGATAAATAATGAATCACAATTTGCTATTGCTGAGAAAAGCAGACGTATTGGTATTACCTATGCTGAAGCATATCGTGTAACTCGTGATCTTGCTGCTAAACGAATAAAGAATAATAAGGTTTGGTTTTCATCTGCAGATCTTTCAGCTGCTGAAGAGTTTATTGATTACGTCGGATTCTGGGCAAAGTTCTTAAATACTGCTGCAAAATATGTTGGCGAAGTTGTAATTGATAAAGACGAAGAGATAACGGCGCATCGTGTTAGATTTAGTAATGGCGGTGAATGTAATGCTATCTCTTCAAATCCAACACGCTTCAGATCCAAAGGCGGTGATATTATTCTTGATGAGTTTGCACACCATAAAGACCAGGAGAAAATGTTTACTGCTGCAAAGCCATCGATGATGTGGGGTAATAAGGTCAGAATAATTTCAACACACAATACAGATGAATCATATTTCAATCAGTTAGTTCTTGAAGTTCTTAAAGGTGATGCAGGTACAATGAAAAGGTGGTATCATTTTAAACGAACTCTTGAAGATGCAATAAGAGATGGATTAGTTGACGTGATTCTTGAACACGAAGCTTCAAAAGAAGAAATTGCAAATTTCTTGGAAGATACTTTTTCAGGAATGACACAAGAAGCAATTGATGAAGAATTTTTTTGTAAAGCGAGATCTGGAGCAACATCTCACTTACTTGATTATGAAATGATTAATGCAGTTGAAAGAGCTGACATATTGTATGAAGATTTAAATATGATTCAAGGAGATATGTTTGTTGGAGTTGATATTGCGAGGACAAAAAACTTTACTGTAATATGGATCGCTGAAAAGATAGGTGGACTTTTGATTACTCGTAAAGTTATACCGTTACAAAAGATGAGGTTTAGAGATCAGAAAGAAATATTATATGGTGTGTTATCGCATCCAAATTTTCGTAAATGTTGTATAGATGCAACTGGTATTGGAAAAAATCTTGCAGAAGATGCTGCAATTGATCATGGAGTTTTGAGAGTTGAAGAAGTTGATTTTAATATCTCGAATAAAACTGAAATGGCGGAAGATGTCTATGTTGCCCTTGATGACAAAAGAACATTAATTCCAAAAGATAAAAAGATAAGAGAAGATCTTTATTCAATTCGATCGGCTACAACTTCAAACGGAAAGAAAACATATATTGCTGAATACTCTGCTTCAACAGATAAAACTAAATCCGGAAAAAAAACAAGCAAAGAAGGAAGCCATGCAGATTTTTTCTGGGGATTTGCTTTATGTAATAGGGCAGCAAAAAATTATGCTGGTCCGTTAATTATTACAACAGGTGGTAAAAGAATTATTAACTCTATTTTAACAGGTTATTAAAATGCAAAAAGGTTTATACATAAATCCAACAACCTTCGTTCCAATCAATCAAATAAGCGAAGGATTAACTTCTGAAATTGCTACAAGACAATTTGCAACCGGCGGCTTTGCAGGTTTCTTTAATTACTTGCCCGATCCTGATCCTATACTTCGTAAGCTTGGAATGGATCAAACAGTTTATAAAGATCTTCTTGCTGATGACCAGGTTGGCCCCTTGTTTAATAGAAGAAAAAATCTTACTAAGAGTTTAGATTATTATATTGAACAGAATGATGCCGGTGATGCTGAGGTTGAATTATGTGAGCTTGCTATGCAAACTTTAGAAGCAGGCGGAAGTAAAATAAAAGATATAATTTCTCAAAGCTTAAATCCAATTGGATTTGGTTATGGTGTCTATGAATTCAATCTTGCATTAGTAAAAGGTAAATGGCTGCCAACTTCACTTTGGGAAAAACCAAGAGAATGGTTTCACTTTGATTCTGAGAACAGGCTGCGATTTAGAACGATTGGAAATTATGAAGGACAAATTATTATTGGTAAAGATGCTGATCCAAAAATAACTGTTAAATTTATTTTACTTCAGAATGATCCAAGCTACGAAAATCCTTATGGTGATAAAGCTTTAAGCAGATGCTTCTGGCCGGTTACATTTAAACGCGGCGGAATGAAATTCTTTTCTACGTTTATAGAAAAATACGGAATGCCATTTATTTATGGTAAACTTCCACGCGGTGCAAAACCTTCTGATCACAATGATTTGCTTTCCAAGTTAATGAATATGGTGCAGGACGCAGTTGCTACCGGGCCAGATGATTCTTCTTTGCAGTTGATAGAAATTAAAGGTACCACAAGCGGCGATCTTTATGAAAAGTATTTACAGCGCTGCGATAACTCCATAACAAAAGCAATACTGGGCAATGCTCTCTCAACTGAACTCCAGAAAGTTGGATCTCGTGCATCAACTGAAACCGGTGCAATAGAAATTGAAGGAGACATTGGACAAACCGATCGTGACTTCCCGACAACATTATTTAATGAATTATTCAGAAGAGTAATTGATATTAACATCGGCTCAGGTAAATATCCAACCTTTGCTTTTGTTGATGTTGAAGATTCTAAAAAAGATTTTGCTGAGAGAGATAAAATAATTTCAGAAGCGTTTTCATCAGCTGGACAAAAGATTAAAAGAACAAAATCATTTTTAATAAACCGTTACGGTTATGAAGATGATGAGTTTGAAGTTGTTGATCAAGAAACACCAGCTGAACCAAAACAAATCAATCCAGTACTGGCAGCTCCATCAAATGATGAACCGCCAATTTCTTTAATGAAAAGATTCGCAAATAAAATTTTGAGAAGTAAAATTGAGTTTGCTGCAGGTTCACCTTCATTAAAAACATCTGAGCAGATAGTTAATTCAATTCCGGAGAAGCTGCTTCAGTTCCAGATGGAATCTGTAATGAAACCAATTATTGAACTTGCAAAAAATTCCAACAGTAAAGAAGATCTGCAGAAAGAATTAATAAAAGTGTTCCCGGATATGGATTCTAGGGAGCTTGAAGATTTTATTACTAAAGCTTTATTCATTGCTGAGATTGAAGGTAGAATAAATGCGTCAAAGTAAAATCCCTTCATCAATAAAAGTTGGTAATAAAAAAATTAAAGTTGTTCAAAAAGATTTGGATGGTAAGCTCGGTTGTTTAAATACAATTAGCAACACAATATTCATTGAAAAGAACCAACCGGAAGTTGGAAAAATAATTATACTCATTCACGAGTTAATCCATCTCGCTGATTTAATGAATGTGCAAGCGAAAGTTTATAAGCGAAGACTTACCGAAGCACAGGTTGAAAGTACAGCCGGTGTTCTCTCGTTAATCTTGGTATCCAATAAAATTGTATGTGGATATTCGCAAAAAGAAATTAATGAGCTTCTTAAATAAGTTATGGATGAAAAAGAATACATAAGTTATTTATTTAATCTTCAACCTGAAGAAATTGTGCGCTGGTACGAAAGCAAAGGGAATACCTTTAGCTGGAACTGGCAGGATGTCTGGCAGTCTGCACACACTCGCTCTTTTACTGTTGCAAAAGTTATGAAGCTTGATATACTTCAATCGATTAGAGATGAAGTAAACAAAATATTTAAAGACGGAATTACTTATCAGCAGTTTGAACGAGATCTCGAACCAATATTAAAACGACTTGGATGGTGGGGAAAAGTAAAAGCAAAAGATGTTCCTGGTTACATCCCATCACCAAATATTGATCCTGAAAAAATTGTTCAGCTCGGTTCACCGAGAAGATTAAAAACAATTTATATGGTTAATTCAATTATTGGTTACAATGCAGGACAGTATAATTCCGATATTCAAAATGTTAAAAGCAGACCTTACTGGATGTATGTTCAAATCGATCGTAAGACAAAAAGAAAAACACACGAACCATTTGCCGGTAAAGTTTTTATGTGGAATGATCCTATCTGGAAAATTATTTATCCGCCTAGTGATTGGTTGTGTGGCTGTTATGTAAAGCCATTAACTGAGCTTGAGTTTAAGAATAGAAAACTAAAGCTTTCTGTTGGAAAAGATTTTATTAAAAAAGCTGAAAAAAATATTCCTGAAGAATGGCAGTACAATCCGGCAGAAGAATACACAACCTGGCAGCCGGACTTAAATAAATATGATGATGATATAAAAGCATTATTTAATTAATGAATGTAAAAGATAAAAATATTGCAGAGATAAATAAGTTTATTTCAACTCTTGAAAAGAAGTTGATACCGAATAAAACCTTAATGACTGCAATCTCTGTTCACTTAAGAGAAAATGCGCGTGAAAATATTCTCGACCAGGGCGCAAACATTCCAATTAATTATGGTGCCGGATTTGCTTCCACAAATGTGTGGCCGCGTAATAAAATGTTTAAAGGTAAAGCTCTGCTTGCAACAAGAACTTTATTCAGATCTATCCAGGCTAAAGCAACTGAGAATGAAGCAATGGCTTTTACAAATCATATTGGTGCAAGGTTAATGCACTTTGGCGGAGAAGTTAAAGCAAAGAAAAAACTTGGCTCGGTTAAACGTAAAAAAGATGTGTGGGCAATGGAACAATATTTTTGGGCTATGTGGTATAAAAGCAGCAAGAAGGAAAAGATGTTTAAGATACTTGCACTGCATATGCAAAAGCACAATTCTATAACTGTGCCGGCAAGACCATTTATGGTGTTAACAGATCCTTACAAAGAAATGATAATTGAAGAAATAAGGCAGCACGCAGCTGCGTAAATAATTTACAATGGAAGTACTGGAAAAAATTTTAATGATTGCCGGTGCAATTGTATTGCTGCCTACAGCACTATTTATAGTTTTAGCTTTAAGTGTTTTTGTATTACAAAAATGTTTAACACAAGCTGAGGTTTGGAAAATATTCTTTGATTATAATAAAAACAAAAATGAGTTTAAGGAGTGGAGAAAATTAAAAAAGCAGGAGCGCCACTGATTGGTTAGCTCTTAACAAGCAAGCCTGCAAGAGTTGCGTCTACCCAAACAAGTGACGCCCCACGAGAACTAAACTGCTTTGAGGGGGCGTTATTTTAATTTAATGGCTGTCCCATAAAACAAAAGATTAGTGCCTGTTGCGGCCATTCCGGAGCCAGGATAACTATTAATCCTAAAACCTATTATTGCATCGCCTTCTTTTTCCACAACTTGTTTTGCCAAAATAGTATTAGAAACATAATCAATAGCTTCATTCATTGGCATATCTTTGCCAAGCTGTGCTTTTACACCATGCGCCGACAAATAGTATCTGACAATCCCTTTTATTTCATAATCTTGATTCAAGTTTTCTGTGGTTATAACCATTATTTTCTCCTAAAAATTATATGTAGCTTCTAGTTGATATGGTTTTACATTTACTTCTATATTTTCAAAACTAAAATATAAAGCCGTAACGCAAGCCACCCCAGAAATAACACCAATAACTGTTTTACGTGTTTTATCATCCCCTTTTGGTAAATGTGAAGCTTCGCTAAACATATCCCAACTAACTAAACCAGCCAAAGCAGTAACAATAAGAAAATGTTTTTGAGAAACTTTGATTATATGAGGATCACTTTTGGTTTCGATTTCGTTGATAATCATTTTCCCTTGTTTTACTGAGCCAGCAATACTTGGATTGTACGGTGTATCTACAATGTTTTGTATCTCAGATAAAGCGATGTTGGATTTGCCTTCGTTTATCAATATTGTAATGTAAGTTTCGTTTCTATCGATAATCTTTGCATTTAAATATATTGTACCATTCTTTAAATAAATATCTTCTGCAAAAAGCATAATTTGTAAAAACAAAAACAATAAAACCGTTTTCATAACACTCACCCTTTCTTTTTATGCTTTAATCTATTATACCCCTCAACCGCCTCAGCAACCATAGACAGCTGAGAGACTTCAAGGGACAGCCTGTAATTCTCCCCCTTAAGTTTTGTATTTTCTTCTTCTAATTTAGAAATCTGTTTCTTTTCTATTGAATCACGAAACTCACCTGTAAGTAACCAGCTTAAATCACAACCAAGTTGATTTAATTTAATAAAAATGTCTGGACTAATTTCTCTCGCCTCTGCGATATATTGTGAAAGCCTTGGCTGAGATATACCAATTCTGTTTGCTAATTGTGTAATGCCACCGTGTTTATTAGCAAATTCCCTTAATCTTTCACCTATACCTATTTTATCACTCATTTTTTGCTTATCACAAAATGTTATAAATAATCCTTGACAATAACATAACAATCTGTTATGTTTGATGTGGCAATTAAAATTGACACTTAAAACATAAGAAAATGAACATACGAAAAGAAATAAAAAAACAAGGTTTACGGCAAGACTGGATTGCTGAAAAGTTAAACATTTCTACAAGCTACCTTTCAAGGCTTATCTCCGGTGAAAGAAAAAATGAAGAAAAATTGAATTTATTGATCTCATTATTAAAATCTAAATCTTTTAATGATCAAGCTGCTTAATAAAATACTTAATCGTTTTGGCTATACAATTAGCTTATATAATCCACAGAAAGAATATGTAGAATTAAAGCAAGTTATTCAGCTAACCGATAAATCTACTGCCGATGACATTAACATAGTTCTTGCCATTCTTAAAATCGTTCAAGAAGATCTCGCAAAAGAGCTAAAAGTAAAGCAAGCTTCAATTTCTATGGCAATAAACAATAAGCCTGGAATGAAGAACATCCGTAAAAGATTAATACAATATCTCAATTCATTACAAAACAAGCGTGCAGCATAAATGGATATAGAGACAGCAAAATTATTAGAATTTATAAACGTTGAACTTGATAAGATTGGATACAAACTTATTAAGGTAAACGAGCCGATTGATGATTCAATATCTCCGCTTGATCTTCGAATTGAAATTAAAAAACTTCGTCTTACGCATCGCAAACTATCAAAAGTATTAAATGTTACTGAAGGAGCAATTACTCAGGCAATCGATAAAGATCCGCTTGTAAAAAACCTCAGGGCAAGATTAATACAATATCTCAATTCAATTCAGAGTAATAAACCTAATAGTCTAAAAACAATCAATATCAAAGAGGTAGCATAATGCAAAAACAAAAACTTGTTATGGTAAGCTCTAAGGTTCTTAATCAAATGTTAGCTTACCGAAAACACAACCGGTACTTTGCTTCTTACAAAGAAGCGTGCGAATCCATCTACCGAAGTATTAAAGATCTGCGGGAAGATAGAACCAGATTCCTTATTCAGAAAGGTAAAGTTCAGCACTTCCATTCTTTATCACTTCGTATCTTCAAAGATCAACTGGTTTCTATTGCTGCTAAATGTTTACTTACTGCAGCCGAGTGCAGCGGTGAGCATAAACTTTATGATGAAGTGTTCAATACATTTTTTGATGTTGCCGGTGAGATGATGGATCAGTTAGTTGAAGAAGGCGATCAATATTATGATAATGCAGTAATAGAAAAGTTTGAAGACTTTAATGCCGGTGTAGAATCCGGACATGCCAATACAGTACTGCTTTATCACATCTCTGTTTACTGTCTCTTCCTTTACAATTATATAGATGCCAATTCCAATCCAGTTGCTGTTGAGGTGAAGAAATGACAGCATCAAACAAATTATCCAAACAAGACAGATATATAATATCTCTTATTTACTCAGTTGTTCTTTTTATTGAACTGAGCGCATTCATCATTTCAGAATTAATAAAGCAAGGATAAAAAAATGGGAAAAAATAATTCAGCTATTCAAAAGGTATTTAATTCTATAGTTAAAAAAAGAATACCGAACGTAATTCTAATTGATAATGGAAAATCACTTTGTGGTTCTCGGGCTACTTTGGCAATCGGAAAACTTCAAGACAATGGTTACACAATAGAAAAGCTTTCGTCGTATGATCAATCAAAAAGTAGCATTGAAAAACAGTTACGCCAACTTCAACAATTGAACAATGCAACAGTCTAACTCTATGGAAGCGCAATTAATTTCTCTAAAGCAATTAGCACAGTTAACGGATGAAGTTAACTGGCAATCCGTTTACAACACAATCCGTAAACGAGCTCAGAGGGGTAAATATCAATCTTATCAACTAATAAAAGGTGAAGGCTACATAAATACAAACGATCAGGCTATTCCGGTTTCTGTAAGACTTAAATTACAGTCAGGGTTACTTCCTGAACTACAAAAAATACAAACCAACAATGTTGAGAGTGAACTTTCTAAAAAGCAATTAGAATTTGCACTTGCTGCTGCAAAGCTTGTTAACCTGTTTATTGATTTTGCCAACCAGGATAAATTCAAAGGCAACAAAGTAAAAGCAGAGATTAAATTTGCTGAAGTTTATAACAACAAAGCTTTTGAAGATATATACAATGTAATTGGTGAAAGATCTCTTCAGACAATACGAGGCTGGCGTACAAAGTATTTAAGAGCTAACAAAGATTATAGAGTCCTGGCTCCTCAATACAAAATAAAAAAAGCTTGCAGTATACCGCCTCAGCAATCGGAAGTGCTTATTAAACTGCTGTTAAATCCTAATCAACCGCTCATTAGCGAAGTAATAAGACAAGCCACAAACTACTTTGAAGCAAAAAGATTTCCGCACATAAAAAGCTACAACACTTACAAAAGATTCCTTGATGCCTGGATTAAAAACAATTATGCAGATTACGTTTTTCATACTAAAGGTGAAAAGGGTCTTGATGATTTAGTGCTGCCTTATTTAGAACGAGACTGGAATCTTGTTGAAGTTGGAGACATTATAATAATGGATGGTCACGTTAACAATTACGAGATCATAAATTGTTTCCCGGATAAGAATGGAAATATATCCGGCTTGCCAAAACGTATGATGACAATAGCTGCTATTGACGGAAGATCTCAGTTCCTGGCCGGTTATGAAATTACACCAACAGAAAATGTAATGAGTATTGCTTCTGCAATAAGAAGAGCAATTATAATGCTCGGCAAGTTTCCAAAGGTAGTTTATATAGATAACGGAAAAGCATTCTCTGCTAAATACTTTCATCAATCTGATCTTGAAAATTTAGTTCCATTGTTTTCACGTCTCGGAATAAGAGTAATCTTTGCAAAAGCATATCATGCTCAGTCAAAACCGATTGAAGTATTCTGGAAATGGATGGCAGAACTTGAAAGATTGATTCCAACTTATGTAGGTACGTCAATCGAAATGCAGCCGCCTAGAATGAATCGCGGCGAGTTTATCCACAGAAAACTTTATGAGAAAGCTATCCAGAACACAACCATAACAATCTTTCATGCACACAGAGCAATGGGCTGGTGGCTGGATCAATATCATAACAGAGTAAAAACTTCAGGACATCTTAAAGGTTTAACTCCTAGAGAAGTATTTGAAGCCGGCAGAGGAGATGGAGTAGATAAGAAAGAACTTAACTACTTAATGATGGATGCCCAGGTAACTAAGCTTTACAGAAAGGGAATCCGGTTTGCCGGTACATGGTATTATAATGAAGCCTTGTTTGGTAAACAGATTGATGCCGGTGATGAAGTTTACTTTAAGTATGATCTGTTTGATCGTAAATCAATCCTTGTATATGATGTTGAAGGCAATCCTATTTGTGAAGCCTTTGACGTGAGTAAAGTACATCCAGCTGCAGCTCTTCTGGGTTCGCACGAACAGACCGAAGAAGTTAAAAAGCAATTAACTCTTAAAGAAAGCTTAAAGAAAACAGTTGTTGGCTCTTACCGGCAATATGTTGAAACTGAAGTGTTCCCGGAAGTTAAGCAGCGCCTGCAAGATGCAAACATAATTCAGCTACAGGAAGATACTTCAATGCCGGAGGGCAATGATGAAGTAAAGCCAAAGAAAAAAACAAGATCTCTTATTGATCGATGGTCAGCGCCTGTAGAAAATAAAAAACAAAAACTTGGTTAACTAATTCAGAGAGGGAGACTACTTAATGAAACGCAAAGTTCTTGATATTGTTGAAAGGGTTAACAAGCGTAAAGCCCTTGGTATAATATTCAATGTCCCTAAAGATCAAGAAGCTCAAATTCAAAACAAACTGCTTGATGATAAACATCTTGTTTTCAGAGGTAATGATGTTTACACAAGTGCTATGCTAAACTTCAGGCTTTCTCAAAAATTAAAGATGAAGGGTGTAAGTATAGATATGCTTCCATCATTGATTGATGGTAAGGTTATCGTAATTACAAGTGCCGATATTCTTAAGGAAAGCTATACAAAGGTATTTCAGGAAAGTTCTAAGTACAAAGTTCCGTTTTTACTGCTGATGAATCGTGATCATAAGCTTGCTGATTTCAGAAAGCTTCCGTTCTATCAGCACATTTTAACTATCGAACAAAATTATCAAACATTATAAGAGGAGAGAATATGGTTGGACAAATTGAATTTGTTTGGGATAAAGGCAAACCAAGTTTAAAGGTTGATGGGAAAGAAATATCAAGGATGTTTATTACTAATATTTCTGTTTCCGCCGACAGTGATGGATTAAAATTTAACCTGGGATTATATCTCAGCAACTTTTTACTCAGAGATAATGGTGAATTATTGTTAAGTCATCTGGGTGGCAACGAGACACTTCTAAAAGAAATTTATAAAAAATTAAAAACAAAATTTGAAGGAGAGTAATACAATGTCTAAAATACAATTAAGTGATACACAAATTGCGGATGTACGTGAACGATTAAACTCTGTAATGGATAATAATGGTTCCATAAGTAATGCTGTGGTTGGTAAAAACATCGGATACTCTGCAGCTTACGTTTCACAATTCCGCAACAACAAATTTCCAACACCTGAAAAGCAAAGTGAGTTTGCTGAAAAAGTGGATTCATATCTTAACAGCATTCAGGGAGAAACAAATCAAACTTCATCTACCGGCCATTTGAACTTTGCAATGACAACTGCTGCTACAACAATTTTTAAGACAGCTGAGTATGCATCAAAGAGACATAAAATAGGAGTTGTTGTTGGTGTGCCTGGCGGCGGCAAAACAATTAGTGTTAAAGAATTTGTTAAACGCAATCCAAACAATGTACTTGTAGAAGTTGCTCCATTTGTAACAAAGCATAGTTTTTTAAGAAGCATTTGCAACTCGTTAAAGATTCCAATTTATGTTGCACGCAATGAAAAAGATATTGCCATCAATGGTGGTGAATTATTTGAAAGCATTGTTAAAGCTCTTAACGGAACAAACAGATCCTTAATTGCTGATGAAGGTGAAAATCTTACAACTGCTTGTTTAGAAATAATCAGAAGAATTCACGACTTCACCAGTGTTGGAGTTTTACTTTCCGGTACTGAAACTCTTCTTTTAAGATTGCAGGGACCACGAAGAGAATTAAAGCAGCTTTACTCAAGAGTTGGAATGTGCAATCGCATACCATTATTAAATGAAAAGGATGTTAAAGCAATTCTTGATGTAAACTTTCCTGAAGGATTAAAGTATTATCAAAACTTTTTACAGCTGGCAAAAAACAACGGCCGTACACTTGAGCAGTTAATAGATCTTGTTAAAGAAGATATTAAAAACACAGGCGAAACGCTTACTGAAGATGTTATTGATTTAGCCGCAGAAAGTCTGATCAGATAATGAAGCAGGAAATTGAATTAACAGAACACGTATTGCTGAGATACATTGAAAGATTCAATCCTAATCTTAACTCGATTAGAGATCGGCAGGATAGATTGGATAGGGCAAGAGTTGCGGTTAAATCTATGATGGAACATGCTCATTATGTAAGTGATGATCCAAGAGGAGTTTTGCTTTACAGCCGCATACATAACTGCAACTTTATTGTAAGAAATAAAAAATTAATCACTCTCTATGCGCCGGTTAAAAAAGCAAAAGCAAGAGAGAAAAAACACAGGATAGGCAATGCAGACTAATATTAAAGATTTGACACCAACAATGGTTGGTTCACTCTGCCAGCAGCTGCATCCTGAAGCTGAGAATGAAATTGAAGCTGTTGATTTACACAGCAAGTATCTCTACAACATTATCCAGGTTAAAGTAAAATCCAATGTTGCTGCAGCTGATGACATCGCGGTCTATTTTATTCTTTGCGGAATACGAAGAGAGCTGCTTGAAGCTCATTACAAACAACCAATAAAAAATTATGACACAAACAGAAATAGAGATTAAACAAAAGGCCAAACAGAAAATGTTAACAATTGCAGAAAGATTAAAACAATTAAAACCGGAAACGGTTGGTGGAATTGCTTTAAGACTTTTATGTGATTGTGTTCCAACAAAAGAACAAGCTTTTAAGCTTATTGATGAAGCTGAATCCATTGAGAAAGAAAAAAAGTAATGAAATACTTTCACGTAATACTTGCAACCGAGTTAACAATAATTCTTGTAGCTGTGCTTTGGGCTATAGTAGAAGTAAGTAAAACACATCCCTGGGTTTTGTTTGCTTTCCATTCACTGATAACCATTGTAATTCTTTTATTGATGTTTTTCTCATTCAAACAAAATGTATTTGATAAGAAGAAAAAATAATTATGACCTGGAAACGTAACATAGCTAAAGAAGAATATCTTGAACGCTGCGGTGTTACAGCCGGCTTGCCTTTGTTTGAATCTGCAAAATCAGAAGTCCTCCCCTTAGCTAAAGGGGAGGATTTAGGAGGGGTTCGCCTTCCTGATTGGATCTGGTCTGGTTCCGGAATTAAATCCGAGATCTACCACAAAATGCAAAACAAGTTTGCAGAAGATTCTTTGCTGTACTTACGTGCTATTATTCAGCTTGGCGGCTGTGCAAGTGATCACCAGGTAAAAGAATTTTTTAACGATGTAGAAAAGTGGCCGCTGCACATTGTTAGTGCAAGACGCAATTACTTTACCGGGCATCCTTACTATGCAATAAAAAGTTATCCAAATAAAACTGTTATTGGCCCTAAAGGTAAACCAAACACTTTGTGGTTTGTTGATTTTACACAGTTATATAAACTGATTGAAGAAGTGATTTAAATAAATAACAATAATAAAAAGGAGAGATGCTATGAACTTAGATGAAGTGATCGGAAAGAAGAATGTGGAACTTGAAGAAATGCAGAAAGATATTGATTCTCTTGAATCACAGGCACTTCCATTAAAAGAGACTGTAAAAAAGTACAATAGTCTTAAGAAACAATCCAAAGCACTAAAACTTCAGAAAGAACAAAAAACTTCTGAGTTAAAAATTGTTTTGGGTTTCATTAATACTATTGATGATTCATACATTAAAAATAAATATCCATTACTGGAAAGCATTTTAATTAATCAACCTGATGCACCTGCTGCGTCAGCAATAAACTAAGAAAGGAGTTATCGTGGCAGATCAATATCTAAAAGCGTATGCAAAAGCATACAAGAAAAAACTGGCAGCTGATGCAATCTTAAAAGATCTTCATCCGCTGGCTTTTAAGGAACTTAAAAAACACAAAGAAGGCAAAGCTGTTGTTTCTGATGTCGAGTTTCATCTTACAAATAAAGTAACAAAAAAATATCCTGATGAAGTTACTGATGAAATTAACAGGCTGAGAGAAGACGCTTTTAACTCAGGTAAAGTTAAAACTGTTTCTGCACAATCTTTTGATGCTCAAATTCCTAAATCAACAAAAGAAAAAGTTCTTGCAACTATTACTGATTACAAAAAACATTTTTCACTTTAATAAGGATTCCACTTGGAAACTATCAACATAGACGGACGCTTTTTAATACTTGTATTTGTGTTGCTGCTGGCATTTATGGCCTTTATAAACCTTACTGCAAGTGTGTGGTTAGAAAACCAGGATCACAGAAAAGCACGCGCCTGGGATGATGAAAAGTGCAATCAGAATTTTATGGATTGGCTCGCCAGAAAGGTGGCAGCCAATCTTTTCTTTAAGAGAGTAATGATTATTTGTTTAGTTCCGTTTGTAGTGTTCTGGATACTATTTCGCCATCCAAACTTATTCTTTAGAAGAGCTTATGATCATTTTGAAAAACAAGTAAACAGTGCGCTGGATTATTTAAGAATAAGAAGATGAGCAACCCGATAACAAAAGTACAGATTCAGAAAATCCATATTGCAAAAAGCAATTTGAATATTAGCGATGCTGATTATCGTGCTATGCTTTCCGGATTCAAAAATGTAAAAGGCGAACCCTGCACTTCATCAAAAGAGTTTAGTGAAAGCCAGGCTAATGTTTTTCTGCAGCTGCTTAAAACAAAACTCGGCTGGCAGGAAAAGAAAAGGAATAAAGTATTAAAGTATGAAGAACTAAACAAACGTGATTCAAAGTTTGCTTCACCGGCTCAGCTTCGTAAGATTGAAGCTTTGTGGCAGGTTCATTCAAGAGAAAAAACAGAAGCTTCACTCAACCATTTCTTATCCAGAATATTAAAAGTTGATCTTATTACTGCAGTGCTTAAAAAGGATGTTAACAGGTTGTTAAAGGCTATTGAATCGCTTAAGCAAGAGCCTTTAACTGATAATATTAATTCTACTCAGGAGGGAGATAATTAATGAATTTAGATTGGATAAAATCCATTCCGGATTACATTAAATATTTTAATGATGATCACCAGCTGATCATTAGCTTAATTGGTTTTGATAACTACATTAAGCTTTACCAGTACTTCGGTAAAACCGGAGTATATTTTTCAATCCATCAAAATGATGACAGCCTGGAAAGTGATAAGCAGATTGTTATAAAGCTTATTGGTGAAGATAATTACAAGAGATTGTTCGAGAGCTTTAACAAAACCGGCATTTACTTTTCATCATCCCCAATCTTGGCACTAAAGAAAGCCTGGGCTAATAAAAACAGGCACGTTGATTACAAAGCTGCTGCAAGAACTCTTGATGCTTCTATTATGACCATCTACCGCTGGCGCAGCGAAAACTGTGGAGTTAATGAATGATAGATACTTTAAGACTTATACTTTTTACTGAATGCAATATGAGCTGCTCTTATTGCTGCAATGAAATACCGGAAGTTAGATCTCGTTTTGTAGAAAAGAAGTTTAATGAAATTGATTTTAATAAGTATGAAAACATCTGCATTACCGGCGGAGAGCCATTCCTGGATAAAAGATTTTTATATGTAATTATTAACTCAATCTCAGAGTTTAAAAAAGTTTACATCTACACAAACGGTTTGCTGATCGATTGGGATGACATCTACCTGCTTACAAAGTTTGATAACATTAAAGGGATCAACATAGGCTTGCACACAATCCAGCAGCTTAAAAGAATAAAACCGGTAGAGCGATTTCTTCCGGTAAGATTTATGATGAATGAAGATATGAAACAATCATTTCTTAAAGTTTATAAACACAGGCTAAATGATAAGAACATTAAGACCTGGAAAATGAATGAATGCGATCTTCCGAATGAAGATTGGATTTTATTAAAAGGAGAGTGAAATGAATATAAAAAATTATACTTCGTCCGTGCCGGTTATCAGATCAATCAACTACATAGAAGACAAACTTATTGCAGCCGGCGCAACACATATTGCTAAAAGCTATAAAGAAGGGAAGGCAGACGGAATTATTTTTCAGATAATGGAAAACGATGTTCCAGTGACTTTTAAGCTGCCAGCAAAGATCGATCAGGTTAAACAACACTTCTTAAAACGCAACAATAAAAAAAGGTTAACAAAGGCTCAGGTAGAAAACTTAATGCTTCAGGCTGAAAGAACGGCCTGGAAGATTTTATCAGATCTTGTTGATATAAGAATATCATACGTGATGATTGAAAGCGCAGACTTTGTTGAGATGTTTTTATCAGATGCATTTAATGGTCAGGATACTCTTTATGAACGCATCAAAGAGTCCGGATTCAAACAACTTACAATGGGTAATCAACAATGACACAAGAACACGTTATTACAGAACGTAGTTTAGCAAAATTACTAAAAGCCGGTTATTCTATTTATAGAATTCCACCGGCATACAAGAAAGCAATTCACTATTTAAAGTTTGGTAAATGGGGGCCAAAGTGGGAGACTTATCAAAACTATCCAAACGCAAACGAAGCTGATGCAGCAATGATTGAATTACTAAAAGTTGATAAAAACTTACAGGTGAAGTAATGGCAATAACTAAAAGAGATTTTACAGTTTGTAAAAAGTGTGGTTGTACAAATTTGGATTGCACCGTTTGTATTAATAAGACAGGGAAACCTTGTTATTGGGTCGATATTGATCTTTGCTCTGTTTGTGCAAATGAAACAACACTTGGTGCGTATTTGTTAAAGCAGAGAAGATGGAGTCGCAAAACTTTTGGTACCTCGAAAAGAACTAAGGGAATAATTGAACACATAAAAAAAGAGTTATTAGAAGTTGAAGAGAATCCGGAGGATCTTGAAGAATGGATTGATGTCATTATTCTTGCTTTAGATGGTTACTGGCGTCATGGCGGATTGCCTAACGAGATTATGCTCAAGTTAACCTTGAAACAAGTAAAAAACTTTAAAAGACAATATCCATTCCCAATTTCAGATGATGTTCCTTCCGAACACATAAAGAAGGGAAAGTAATGAAAGTTAAAATCCTTACTTGCAAAATCTGTGGTGAAGAAATTGAATCGAGAAGTTTATGGAAAGCAGCGATTGATGTTCATATCTGGAAACACTTTCCAAAATTTGGGATTAGAAAAGCTGCAAGTAAATGGCGTAAAAAATACTTCACAGAAAAAACAGTAAAGGTCCCTGATAAAATAACTGAAGCTCCACATTTCGGAACAACAACGGATTCTTAATTATGTGCATATTCGATAGAGAGTTTAAGAAGAAAACACGTAAGAACAAAAAAGTTAGAAGCCAGAAAAAAGTATACAAGCCCAGAGCAGCTACTATTTTTGTTGGCAAAAATGATAAGCGTGAACCTATCCCAAGTTACTGGAGTTTGAGGTGATGGAAAAAGAAAAAGCGATTGATAAAATAAAAAAACTTCTACGAATGAAACGTGGCGGAACAACCTCTGAGGTTGAAACAGCATTACAACTTGCACAAAAAATTGCAGCTGAGCATGATATTGATATTAACTCTATTGATCCGAATGATGAAAGTAAGCGTGAGCCAATTACACATCTTGAGACCGTTGGATTAAGTAGAATGCAAATTGAGAGAAAATATGCCGCAATGATTATTGATCGATTCTTTAAAGTAAAAGCATTCGGTAATAAAAAATATGGTGCAACTGCAAGTTGGAGAGTCAAAACTGAATGGACAATCACTTTTGTTGGCACTAAAACAAATATCGAAATAGCAAAGTATGTTTATAATTTTTTAGTTAAACACTTTCAACGAGAGTGGAATACTAAAAGAGGCAGGTTAAGAAATAGGCAAGCTTTTATGTACGGAATGTACCAGGGTTTATTTATAAAACTTGCAAAGTTGGAACCCATTCATAAGGCGGGATTAATCTTGCGTGGGGGTGAAATTGAGAAATATATGAATGATAATTTTGGTGAGACCCAATCAACAAAAATTACTCCTCAATCAAATTCTGATAAGGCTCAGGCAGCCGGATATATTGCAGGTAAGAATACCGAGATAAGAAAAGCAGTTAATGAAGGTGAAGTAAATAAAAGATTGCTTTTGGGTAATTGAAAGATGATAGCTGGAACTCAAACTTCATTTAGTGAAAGATTAAAAAGGTTGTCTGGCGAAAGCAATGAGCCAGTCCAGGTAATAAAAATTACTAACGAGTTAAGAGATTATATACCGGCATATCCACTTACAAATAAACTAAAATTTTTTGATTGCTGGATCTGCGGTAAACAGGAAAAGAAAATGTTCAGGCTAAATCTAAAATCATTCGAAGCATCAAAGGATATTTTGAATAGGATGGAAAACACTCTGCAGAAGCGAACACACGTTATTTACTTATGCCTATTCCACTTTGATGCAAACTTCGGCAGGTTCAAAGAAATGATTGAAGATTTTCATAATGACAACCTTGATAAATATGAAACAATAAAAAATTAATTGAGATAAAGAAATGAGTAAGCAGCCAAGTGAAGTTAAAAAAATACTTAATGAACTTTCCAAACAGTATTTGGGCAAGTTCTTTGAAGATAAAACTGAACCAGGGGTCTTCCAGGTTCTTGATGTAATAAAAGAGCCCGGTTATGTTTATGCTTCCAACGGTTCAAAAATGATAAAGAGAGCAATCTCCAAAATTAATGTTCATAGTCTTGAAGAAGTAAATAATCGTGAAGACAATGCTGCAAACAAATAAGGATATTGTCTGTCATTATTGTAAAAAGAATACTGGTGCAAACAAAGGAAATAAATTTCACTGGAACGGATTTAAAGATGGTGATATGAACATTTTTGTTTGCTGGGGTTGTAGAGACGCTCATTACAAAGCAAAACAAAAAACTAAGTATCAATACTTGTATACAGAATTTCCGGTTCCTATTTTTATCTAAAACTTTGGTGCATCATGTACAAACATTCTAAAAATAATTTTCAGGCCGGAGCGGTTTTAATGCTTATTGCTGTGATAATTTATTTTGTTTACTTGTTGTTCTTTAAGGGCAATTGATACTTTGCTGAAGCATATTTATTTAATAATTTAAAATCTATTAAGAGGAGAGAAAGATGGCTAATAAGAAATTAATTATTGATGATTGTCAGGACTGTCCATTCCTTTTAGAATTTAATGAATGTGCATTATTGGAAAGGGGCATTCCCGAAACTATCGAAAAATTAGAGCATGGAGATTTATTAAAAGTTATCATTCCGGATGATTGCCCACTCTCAGATTCTAATGAAATTGCAAGTAGAATTGCTGAAAATTTATAA